GCCAACACAATTTGGATTATTGGTCGTAGACAGAATAAGACTGGTACTGAGGTCACGGGTTATGACTTCGTGATCAAGGTGGAGAAGTCTCGTTACGTAAAAGAACAATCTAAAATTCCAATCTCTGTCTCATGGGAAGGTGGTATCAATGAGATGTCTGGACTACTTGATGTTGCTATGGCAAGTGGCCATGTTGTCAAACCATCTAATGGATGGTATCAGAAAGTTAACGAAGATAAAAAATATCGTCTCGCAGACCTTGACAAAAACTTCTGGTCGAGTATACTGGAAGATAAAGTTTTTCAAGAGTTTGTCAAAAAAGCATTTACAGTCGGAGCTGAAACCGTAGACCTTGGAATTGAATTGGAGGAATAGTATGAGTTTACAAATTGTAAATGAAGGCGTTCATTATGAACTGATTCCTGCAGATGAGGATAACGTTCAAGCCTGGGATGTTAGGTTTTTGGAAGGAAGGTTTACTGAGACGGTTATCCGTTTCGGTAATATCTCTTTCGAAGATGATTGCTTAAAATTTAATTTTGTGATACAATCTACACCAGATTCAAGTTTAGATGTAGATGATGTTGACCTTCAAAACTTTGCAGCTGATGTATTAGAGAGTATTCTTGAATCCGCAGCATCCGATGGTTCGTTAATTTATGGAGACGATGATAACAATGAAGATTGATCTTGAACAACAAATACTGAGAAATCTTTTGACTAATGAAACGTATATGCGTAAAGTAATACCTTTTATTAAGAAAGAATATTTTGAAGGTATTTATAGATCATTGTTCATTGAACTAACCAAAATTACAACCAAATACAATAAACTTCCAACCATGGAAGCTTTTAAGGTTGAGATAGATCAGTCAGATCTTTTTACTGAACAGAACTATACTTCTGCACTCGATATTCTTCCTACAATATTTGAGTTCAAACCTGAGAACGAAGAATGGTTGTTGGATAAAACTGAAAAATGGTGTCAGGATAGGGCAGTCTATTTGGCGATTATGGAATCGATTCAAATTATTGATGGTAAACATAATACGTTTACCAAAGATGCCTTACCTGATATCCTACAAAATGCACTGGCGGTGTGTTTTGACACCAACGTAGGTCATGATTATCTTGAAAACGTTGATGAACGCTTCGCCTTTTATCATGAACAGGAAGAACGTATTCCGTTCGACCTTGAGTACTTTAATACCATTACCAAAGGTGGTTTGCCAAATAAGACGCTGAACATCGCGTTGGCAGGTACAGGCGTAGGTAAGTCTCTGTTCATGTGTCATGTCGCCGCCAGTGCCCTATCGCAAGGTCGTAATGTCCTTTACATTACTATGGAAATGGCTGAAGAACGTATTGCAGAACGTGTTGACGCCAATCTAATGAATGTTAACGTGGATCAATTAGATCACATGTCAGAGAAAATGTTTAAAGACCGTGTTAGTAAGATTGCCGAAAGCACACAAGGGAAACTGATAATCAAGGAATACCCAACAGGTGCTGCTCATATAGGACACTTCCGGGCACTGTTAAATGAGTTAAAATTAAAGAAAAAGTTTGTTCCAGAAATTGTGTTTATAGATTACCTAAATATATGTGCATCTTCAAGAATGAAGGGTATGGGTGGCGCTATCAACTCATATTCGTATATCAAGGCAATTGCTGAAGAAATGCGAGGGTTGGCGGTAGAATTTAATGTTCCTATCGTATCTGCGACACAGACAACCAGATCAGGTTTCAGTAATTCTGATCCTGGTTTGGAAGACACTTCTGAATCGTTCGGTTTGCCGGCGACTGCGGATTTAATGTTTGCTCTAGTAGCTAATGAAGAGATGGATAAACTCGGTCAGATTATGGTGAAACAGTTGAAGAACCGTTACAATGATCCTAACAACAATAAACGATTTATTGTCGGTATTGATCGGTCTAAAATGAGGTTGTATGATGTGGCACAGGAAGAACAGACTCTTATTGAAGAAGATGACATTCCTGTATTTGAAAAATCTAGAGCTGGTGAAAGGTTAAAAAATATTAAGTTCACATAGGAGAAAAATATGGATCCGTATATACATACTTTAATCGCAACTGGTTTATTGATATTTTCGTTTTATTTGGGTAGGTTTTTTGGAAAAGAGGCTGGCATACTTCATGTTTGGGGAATTATTCTTGAAGCTTTTGACGCCAAAGAAATCGAACTAAATGAAGAAGGTTCACTCATAGTAACCTATAACGACGATAGTAAAGAAACACTTAATTAATTATGATTGTTGGGTTTACTGCAAGCGCATTTGACTTGTTACACGCAGGACATTGTTCTATGTTGCGTGAAGCAAAATCACAATGTGACTATCTCATATGTGGCTTGCAAGTAGACCCGACCGTTGATCGCCCAGAAAAAAACAAACCTATACAAACCGTGGTGGAGAGATATACTCAACTCAATTCGTTACGTTATGTAGATGAAATTATACCATACCTTACAGAACAAGACCTAGAAGATATCTTGACAATGGTAGATATTAATGTTAGAATTATAGGTGAAGAATACAAAGATGCAACTTTTACAGGCCGTGCAATTTGTGCCAGTAGAGGTATAGAAATTTATTTTAATAAACGAGACCACAGGTTCTCGACAAGCGATTTGAGGAGAAGAGTCAGTGACAACCAGAGTTAATTATAAATTCTACGAAGACAAATTAATCAAGGAGTTGCAACAATATGTTGATAAAACATACGACCAACACTACGCGACCGACAAGTATCAAGCCACGGATGTTATTATTGACAGTGGGCATGGTACTGGTTTTTGCTTGGGCAATGTAATCAAGTATGCCAAGAGATACGGCAACAAGGGTAGTGCCTGTGATGCCAGAAAAGACCTGATGAAGATCTTGCACTATACATTGATTCAATTGTATATCCATGATGAAGAGAATAAAACTGAAGACCGTAATCCAGCCTATGGTCCTTACCCTGAATATAACAATAATTATAGACAAGACACTCCTGCACATCATAGACTTAATGATGTTACTCCGGAACAGTGGAATGCAATAAAGATGGGTAAAGGAGTGTCTCTCAGTGGGTAATGTAATTGATTTTTTGTCATATAAAAATGAACGCGATCGCGTTCAAAACGAAATTCAGGCCGAAGTTATACGTGAAGATTTTATGGAATTTTTGATGAGTCCTGAAAACTACACTCCAGATACCTTTACATTCACTATAGACCTATCGGAGGATAATGATGAGTAGTGATATTTTTGATTTTGGATTCACTGCAGTAACAGAAGATGAGTTAGAATCTGTTCAATCGGCTGCATTTGTTGCTGATGACGTTCAGGCAAGACTTGACAAACTGTTTAATGCGATAGTTCCACTATTAAACAATCTTAAAAAAAATCCTGAAAAAGAGTATATACTCTGGCCTAATAGATTAGAAAAGGTTGAAGAGTTCGAAGACCTTCTTCAAAAAATTTATAAAGGTTGACTTACTTTATTTTTTGTTGTATAATCTTATTATGAAAAACATTAAAAAACTATTAACGCTTCTTGTCATCTTTTCTGCGATCCTTGTCTCTAAAGATGCCTCAGCTGAAAAGACTCAAGAAGTTGAATGTCACTATGAAGTCACTCAAGTTTTTGAAGATGGTGTTATGGTGAGTGAAACTAAAGTACGTAAGTGCAAAGAAGAAACCAACAGTTCCAACAAGTTCGATCCAAAACATAATTTCAAAGATTATGTGAAAGTTCAACTTGTAGATGTTGGGTTGCTTGGTGTAATTATATCATTAACAAAGTGAGAATACTATGAAAAGGTTGTTGGTTGTAAGTGCGTTATTGCTTATGGTAGGTTGTTCATCTACATATAAAGTAAAAAAAGAATCGACTGAAAATTCGATGTTAACAAAAATTCCTGATTGGTTTATTCAAAGTGAGGAATCACGTGGTCTATTAGATAGGAAAAACAAATACAATTACATTTATGGTGTAGGCACGTCAGTTTCTTCTAACCTACAACTTGCGATCGAAAAGGCAATGATGATTGCAAAGGCTGATCTTGCTGACCAAATTGCAGGACAAGTTAACAAGAATACCGAATATACTGTAATAGAAGCTGGTGAAGAATCATCTACTGAGATGGAGACTGAAACAAGCTCAGTGGTGAAAAATACTGTAGACCGCATTGCTCCGGTTGGTTATGAGGAATGGAATAAGTCAGTTTTGATCACTGCAAATAATCAGTACCGTGTTTATATTGGTTTAAAATGGACCCGTGATAAAAAGAACCGATTGAATGATTTGATATCGAATGATTTAATTGGTGGAGTAAATGTTGTGCCTGAAATGTTAGAGGAAATCTGATGAAAAAAAATTACACCATTGATGGTTTTGTTGATACTGCGAAGAAGGGTGTAGTTACCGTTGTCTTTGATAAAATTAATGACGGTGGTCGAAGGATTATGCCTTGTACTTTGAACTCAGGGTTATCAAATCACAACGTACCTGAAGTTCTAGAACAAAGAGAGAAAGAGTCCGACCACCTTGTTGTCTGGGCGGTTGATAAAGAAGCTTGGCGTTCTTTCCGCATAGATACTTTAGTTGAATGGTATGAGGGTCAACCCGAAACCCAAACGTAACTACTAATTTTTTCACCAGTAATTAAAATATCGTCACTGACAAAAAGTTTACCACTAAAAGAACGATAAAGATAATAAGTTTTTCCTGAGATAGGTTGGTACTTTTCTAGTACCATTGCTTGAAGAAGAGACATTATTTCACCGTGTTAAGTTGATATTATATATAAATTTTTATTTTTGAGGAGTGAAGATGTACCGACAAACAAACTTGTTCCCCGAACAGGACACCACCAAACCTCCCTACAACGGATTATTCTTTTGTCCTATTAGACAAGAGTTTAATCGCTGGGAGACCCACATTAATTTCTATAAGGTAAAAAGACTATGAAAAGAGGACAACGTTTACCAGATGTAACTTTTAAAACACGGGTGCGTGATGAGACGATTGAGGGTCCGAATCCCTATCGTTGGGAAGATAAAACCACGGAAGATTACTTTGCAGGAAAAAGAGTTATCTTGTTTAGTCTGCCTGGTGCTTTCACGCCCACGTGTTCTACCTATCAGCTGCCTGACTACGAGAAGATGTTTTATGAATTTCAGGAGTTAGGTATTGATAAAATTTACTGTATGTCTGTTAATGATGCATTTGTTATGAATGCCTGGGCAAAAGATCAAAATCTGAGCAATGTTACAGTAATTCCTGATGGCAGTGGTAAGTTCACAGAACAAGTTGGTATGTTGGTGACCAAAGATAATCTTGGTTTCGGTTCTCGCTCATGGCGATATTCTGTCGTCGTTGATGACGGTGTTGTCGAAGCGTGGTTTGGTGAAGCAAGTCAACGAGACGAAGCAGATGATGATCCGTATGAGGTTTCATCACCACAGAATGTCATTCAGTATTGTCGTAACCGAAAGGTAGAAGCAGCGTGAGTGACACTTGGAATGGTGAGTCGAGAGGATGTGCTGATGTCATGTTCTCTCGAATTCAGATTTTGATGCGAGAGAATAACCTTGAAGGAGAGTATGACAATCTGTATACTTCTGTCTTATCTCTGGTTACTCACTGCGAAGAGAATGATAAAAGACTTACTGACATACTTGAAAAAGTATATACGAATTTAAAGGATGAAGTAAATGAAATCAGCCGGAAAAATATGGGGCAAAACAACACAGATTGAAGCGAACGGTTCGTTAGAGTTTCATCGTATTGAGTTTAAAGCAAATTACCAGTGTAGTGAACATTATCATTCAACAAAGAGCAATGGGTTCTACGTTGAAGAAGGTAAGTTGCTCATTAAAACTTGGCCAGAAAACACTGCAATCGTAGACACTACGGTTCTTAGCAAAGGTGACTACATGGAAGTGCCTGCTGGTGTATGGCACCAGTTCGTTGGTCTCACAGACGGTATTGCATTCGAGTTGTATTGGTCAGAGTTTGACAAAGACGATATCGTAAGACGCAGTGTAGGATCTAAGGTGCCTAGTGCTCAAACCGAAGAAGCTGTTGGCGAACAACAAGATCTCAACTGGGACGGTAACTAGTGCAAGCAAAGGTTATCACATTATCAAATAATAAAGAATCGTTCGAACAGTCTGACATTCTTATTGATAGTTCTAATCATGTTAAAAACGATTTCATCATCGACAAATTTCGTGCATCCGAACCAGATGATGTGATAGCTGGTTTCACTGAACATAAAATTAAGTGGAACTACCCGTGGACAAAATCAATACTAGACATACAGTCTGGTTTGATTAAGAGTCCATACGAAACTGCAGACCCCAAAAAAAGGATGGCTTGCTTTTTGTCGCATTATATGTTATGGTATAAGTGTTTCGAATCGAATGAACCGTATCTTATATTTGAACATGATGCAAAATTTATTAAAACAGTTGATATCAATATGATTGATCAATCAAATTATCAGGTGATATCATTAAACGATCCTCGTGGTGCAACAAGAAAATCTAATGTTTATCACGAATTAATATCTAAAAACAAGTTGTCTCCTGTACCTTGGATAGATGATCACACTGTGCCTCAAGGATTGCCAGGCAATTCTGCATATTATCTTAAACCTAAAGGTGCAGAAAAACTATTGACCCTTGTGAATGAATATGGCGCCTGGCCTAATGACGCCTTAATGTGTCGTCAATTAATGCCTAAGATGTTGGGTTGTCTTGGGGATTATGTAACGATTGTACAACGTACTAACGTATCTACAACCACTAAGTGAGACTTTATGTTATTATCTAAATCTGATGCTTACTATGCAGCGAATGTGTTCGAAGAGTTTTTTGGTACCTTCGAACGCATCGATGATTATATGCGGAAGATAAAGATGGAGCGCATGGTTACTTTTCCACACTCTTTGCCCGGCATGGGCCCAGAGAATGATTTGTTTAATAATTTTAACATGCACCCAGAAGATATGGATATCGGTTTCTACAACTGTTCACAAGAAAAATTTATGCGATATATGGAGGTGACCACATCAGCTCCAGTTGAAGCGTCTATCCCAGGCAAACAGATGTTATGGATTGCCACTGAAAAAAATACAGATACAATAATCGGTATGATTCGTTTTGGGTCTCCAACAATAAACTCTCGACCACGTAACGAGTGGTTGGGTAAACCATTGAACACAATGAATCCTGAAGTGATGTCACGTTTCAACAAGTCTGTCATTATGGGTTTTAATATTGTACCCACTCAACCGTTTGGTTATAATTATTTGGGTGGTAAACTTTTAGCCGCCATTTGTTGTTCTCATACGGTACGTGAGACACTTAATAAAAAGTATGATGCAAATATTTGTATGTTTGAAACGACTAGTTTATATGGTTCCTCCAAAGCGATGTCCATGTATGATGGTATGAAACCATTATTACGATTTAACGGTCTCACAGACTCAAACTTCGCCCCGTTGATTAATGATGATAACTTTCGTTCTCTCAATGACTGGTTTCGAAAAAGAAACAA